TAATAAAGTAAGTGGAGGACGTATTAAAGCCGATCACATTATTGAATTTACGGAAGCAGAAATGAAAGATTGGAAATCATGGCAAACAAAATTATTTGCGAAGATTCCTTTGTCAATGCGTAAATTAAAGCCAGAGTTTGTTATGACTCCTGCTACATATGAAGCAAACATTAAAACATTGGCCGATGATAATAATCGTCCTGTTTATGCAGAAACATATAATCCTATTGATGGTGCAGAACGTGCAACATTCAAAGCTAGAACAGTTAATTTCGTTGAAAATGATACATTCAAAGATTTTGATGAAGCAAAAAACGGTGAATATTTCGGAATGTATTGGGTAGGAAAAGAAGCCTATGCGATCAACTCAAATATGATGTTTGGTGTGAAGAAGTACTGGGATTATGAAAAGAATGAGGAAGTAACTCAAGCATTAGTTATCAATGATGGTAAAGTGTTAGATCCTCAATACATCTTCTTATTAAAAAAAAAAGTAGCTTAAGCAATGGAGATGTTACAAAGGATGTAAGCCAAACAGGAACACAATCATTACCTGAGGATGAATCTGTTACAACAGATGAAAGCCAAGCAGGAACACAATCATTACCTGAGGATGAACCTATTGTATTAGATGATGAGCCTAAGAAAACCACTCGAAAAAGCAGTGCGAAGAAAGCTTAGGTGATAGATAATGGCGTTCAATATTTCTGAAAGCCTTCTAGAACGTGTTAGAACTGCTGCTACAAGAGCTAAATCACGCGCATATGATGATGAAATAAAAACGTATATCAATGCATGTTTATACGATTTGGATAGATTAAATATTTTATTTGATGAGGATGATTTAGAAGATGAAATTGTAGTAGCGGTAATAACATATGTAAAGTCAAAATTTGGTACAACGGATGCTTCATATAAAGAATCAATGGCTAAAACATATGAGGATTTACGTCAGATTCTTATGACAGATAAATCCCATAAGAAGGTGACATAGTATGGCATATGAATATACTCGTGAGAATAATCTTTATTATGATGTGGCATATCTGATTGAAAAAGAAAGATATGTTGATGCAGATGGTGTGGAACATGTTAATGAAACGGAGAAGGAAGTATTTTGCCGAGTTGGTGGAATTTATTCAAAAGAATTTAATGAAGCCTACCAGGCAGGCATACAGTTAGCGTATAAGCTTGTTATTCCTACTATTGACTACAATGGTGAGACAACAGTGAAATACAACGACAAAAAGTATGCGGTTTATCGTACGTTCCCATCCGGAGATACGATTGAACTCTATGTTCAACAGGATGCTGGAGAATGGAAACAGTAAGACAACAAATCGTTGCTAAATTCACTGAACTTTTAGGTGAAGGACAATTTGTATATGGCAGTTTCAAGTCAAAGCCCCATACCCCATATGGGAATTATGCATTGGATTATACAAATAATTACTTTGCAGACAATAGAACGTATTGCAAGATTGGAACTTACATATATAGATTAGTGACTGATCAAAAAGATTTTGAATTAGAAGCTAAAATCGAAGACATGTTCGATGAATTAGAAATACCATACCAAACTATCACAGATGAAGATATAAAAGCTCAAAAAGTACACTGTACAGAATGGACGGTGACATTAGTTGGCCGTCAATGATGTATATTGCGATATGTCGCAGCTTGGGCCTGAAATCAGAAAGATGATTCAAGAATATAAAGAGCATTCTTTGGCGCAAATTGATAGAGCAGTAGAAGAAACTACAAAAGATTCTAAAGATATTATTAAAGCCAAGGCCAATGTAGACCATAGAAACACGCGCAGAAAGGGCAAATATAAAAGGTCTATAACATATAAGATAGAACGAGAATTAGCTCATACACGCGGTGTTATTTATGCGAGTGGCCACGAATATTCTTTGACTCATTTACTCGAAAACGGACATAATTTATGGAATTCTCCTAGACGTACACGTGCATTTGAACACTGGAAAGATGGAGAAACAAACGCAATCAAAGAACTGCCAAGTTTAATCGAAAAATATTTGAAAGGATAAAAACTATGGCAGATGCAAACAAAGTTAAATATGGAATTAAAAATGTACATATAGTTCCTATTGAGTCTGAAGAAGGTGGAAATATTACGTATGGTACACCTGTAGCATGGAAAGGTGCTAAATCATTAACACTAGACCCGGAAGGAGATACAAATACATATTATGCAGACAACACTGCATATTTTACAACAAACAGTAATAATGGATATTCCGGAAGTATTGAAATGACATACTTAGAAGATGAAATTAAAAAAATGATTTTTAATAATGTGGAAACAGAGGAAGGAAACTTAGCTGAAGACGCTAACGTTCTGCCTAACAACGTAGGCTTAATGTTTCAATTTGAAGGAGATAAAAATGCGACAAAACATATGTTCTTCAAAGTAGTATTTGGTCGTCCATCTGTTGAAGGTGAAACAAGAGAAGAAAGCATTGATCCAAATACCACAACTATGGATATTACAGCTATTCCTGTAGAAAAAGATGATCATGCATGGGTAAAAATTGACTGCAAAAATGGTGATACAAACTATACTAGTTTCTTTACGACTGCACCAAAATTACCTACACCAAAAGCTAGTGAAGTGCGCCAACAGGAAGGAACTCCAGAAGTTGTACAAAGTGATGATGGCAAGGAAGTGAGTACATTATAAGAGGGGCAACCCCCTCTTTGTGAGGTTATATGGAAACTACAGTAAAAATCGAAGATAAAGAACACGGTGTCCTATATAAAGGGATTACAGCACGTATTTATAGAGAAACATTCAATCGTGATTTATTGATTGATATTCAACAGGCGCAAATGAATTTTGATGAAGGTATTAAAAAAGCGGTAGATGAAGACAGAGGGGATGAAAATGCATATTTCATTTTATTAAAAGAAGTTGGATCGGAATTTTTTGAACGTTTACTATGGGCCTGCATCAAAGCGTACGATGTTAAAAATAACTTGGTTACTGAACCGTTTAATGTAATGGTAGATAATGTTGATGATTATGAATCATTTGTTTTAATTGGTGTTATTTTATTTGAAAAAATCGTTTATTCAAATAAGGCCACAGTTGAAGATGAAACTGAAAAAAAAGATGAAGAAAATAAGAAAAAAAAAGATTAACAAGCTATTCTGAATTAATTTTAGGATGCATGAATCTAGGGCTAAAAATGGATGAAATAGACAATATGGATATTGGAATGATGTTTGATTTAATTGTTGCAAAAAACAACATGACAAATCGAGCTGAAAAAAGCATTAATAAAAAGAAATCCAACGTACGTATGGCAACCCAAGAAGACTTTGACAGATTTTAGGAGGTACTAAAATTGTCAGGCTATAATCAAATAAAAGGTATCTCCGTAAAGATTGATGGAGATACTACAGGATTTCAGAAAGCGATAAATGAAATCAAAAGAGAAACATCGGGATTAGACAAAACAATGTCTAAGCTAAAAGCTTCGATGAAGCTAAATCCGAATGATTTCTCGTCATTTGCAACATACCAAAATCTATTAAAGGATAAGATTCAGAGCACTTCTAAGCAATTGGATGTCTATAACAAAAAGCTTAAAGAATATCCTAAAACACAACAACAATGGACAGATCAAGTTAACAAATCAAAAGCCATGTTATCGCAATATCAGACTAAATTAAACAGCACTGAATCGGCGATGAGTGCCTTACAAAAAGAATATAAGACAAATCAAACTCAAATCCAAGCATGGAAAGATGCGATTGGTGATAGTTATCACACTACAGAACAATGTGAAACCGCAATTTCCACTCTAGCTGCTAGAAATAAAGAACTTACAGTTTCTATGAAGGCAAATAGTGCTTCACAAAAGGAATACAATGCAAAAATTGCGGAACAAAAGAAAAATCTTGTTGACTTAGGAAGCACGTATGAGGAATCGCAAAGGACGTTTAATGGCCTAAGAGCTGGTGCAGCAACATTAAACAATGAATTAAAGAGTTTGAATAAAAGCTTTATTACAGATAATGAAAATATATTAAAATTATCACATTCATTTGGTGTTGCCAATCAGAAAGCAAATCAATTTGCAGAAACTATTAAACCATTGTCTGCGTTGTCAGCAGCGGTTATTGTCGGAGCAACAAAAACTGCAATTGATTTTGAAGATGCATGGACTGGTGTTACAAAAACAGTAAATGCAACACCTCAACAGTTTGAAAAAATCAATGCAGGCTTAAAAAATCTTGCACAAAATACATCGAGTACATATCAAGATATTGCACATTATGCAGAACTTGCAGGGCAAATGGGTATCCCTACAGATTCTATTGTTGGATTTACTAAAACTATTACAGAATTGGGTGATACTACAAATCTTGTTGGTGAAGAAGCAGCACAAAGTATTGCCAAGTTCTCAAACGTAATGGTTTCGCAGTCTAAAAAGACGAATACATATTATTCTCGTTTAGGTTCTACAATCGTAGATTTGGGAAATAAGTTCTCTACTACTGAAGCGGATATTATGGATATGGCTACTAGGCTAGGTGTTGCAGGAAAAATGGTTGGTTTGAATTCGAACCAAGTATTAGGATTATCTACTGCATTATCTTCATTAGGCATTGAAGCGGCCGCTGGTGGTAGTTCTGTCTCTAAAATGTTAAAGACAATTGATCTATCTGTTTCTACTGGAGATAAGAAACTACAAAAGTTTGCAGAAGTGTCTGGTATGACTTCTCAACAATTCCAAAAGGCTTGGGGAGAAGATGCAGCGGGAACATTCTTAAAGTTTGTAGAAGGTATTGGAAAATCGGCGGATGTTACAAAAACATTGGATGAATTAGGCATTAAGGAAGTACGACAAGCACAGTCAATGGGTGCTTTGGCACAAAGTTCGGATGTGTTGGCTAGAGCATTAAATGTTTCTCAAAACGCATGGCAAGCAAATTCAGCCATGGCAACTGAAGCAGAAAAGCGATATGGAACATTAAAATCTCAAATGTCACAGACATGGGAAGCAGTTAAACAAGCCGCTGATGAATTGGGCCAGGCGTTTACTCCTACTCTTACATCTATTTTAAAAGTTGTAAAGAAAACAGCGAATGCATTCTCTAATCTAGATGATGGAACGCAGGAAACGATTGCTAAACTATTGTTGCTTACCGCAGCATCATATCCTACCGCAAAAGGATTAGGAAAAATATTTAGTGGCGCTCAGAAGTTGACAAATGGATTTGGAAAAGTTTCTTCATGGGTTGGCAAAACGGCAAGTGAGCTAAACGATTTAAGTGGCCCTGTAGATAAAACTAATGGATTATTGACGAAATTGTTTAAGAAAACTGGAGTTACAACTGAAGCATTAAAAAGTTCAAGTATTGCATTAGGTGGAGTCGGGATAGCTGTTGGATTGGCAGCTGCTGAAATTGCAGTGTTAGTTCCTATGTTTGAAAAGGCAAATAAAAAAGCTTTAGAAAATGCTGTTAAGAATGATGCAGTAGCTCAAAGTTATTTAAAAGTTGTAGACAGTGTTAGTTCGTTCAATAAAAAAATTGATGAATATAAAGAAAAAACAGAAACTATTTTGGCTACAAATGAACAGAATATTAGTCAGTCTAATTCTTTGATGAGAACGATTGAACAATTAAATGGTGTAGAAAACAAAAATACTATACAGAAACAAATGTTGCAAGAAGCTGTTAATCAATTGAATGAAATCTATCCTGATCTCGGTTTAACAATTGATTCAAATACAGGAAAAGTTGCCGACAATACAGGCAAGGTGTTTGAAAACAATCAAGCGTTAGAAGAATACATTCAAAAAGTTCAAGAAGCTGCTAAACAAGAAGCGTATGCAGAAGCGATTAAAGAACAAACAAAATCTTTAATTAAGCAACAGATGAAATATAGTGAAGTAGCAGAGAGTGTTCATGGATTAAATGACAAGATGGATGAATTGAAAACCAAACAATCACAAGCATTTAAAGATGGGGACACTGAAAAGGCATTAAAGTATCAAACTCAGATTGAGCAGTTGAGAAAGAAAATAGATGAAGCAAACGGTTCTTTAGCAACTATGGCAACTAAAATGCAAGAAACAAATAAGACTTTAATAGATCTCAACAACCAGGCAGAAACGGGTGGCTATACAAAAATTGGAGATTCGTTAAAACAATCATTACAAGGTGCTATAGATAAAGCTGGTGAAGCGGGTATTCAAATTCCTGAAAAGTTAACAAGCGGAATCATGAATGGCACAGAAAGTTATCAAACGGCAAGTAATTTTGTGGCATCTATGATGACATTTCAGCAGTTAGTTGATAATGCAAGTGCAGCTGGGCTTAATATTCCACAAGACATGGCTTACAGTATTATTTCAAATGCAGGAAGTGTATCAGAAGCTAATACTATGCTTAACAATCTAATTGAGTTTGAAGAAGCTTTGACTAAATCCGGATATGATGGCGAACAAATTTCAAAACTTTGTGCAGAAGGCATTGCGAAAGGTGATATCACAGTTTCTGAAGCAATGAAGATTCTTGGAAACGGCGGAGTTGATGCTTTGGAAAAAGCATTAAATAAAGCTGAAGGAAAAGCAGATAATACACAGAAAAAAGTTGTGAATGCTTTAAGTAAAGGAAAGTCAGGTGCTGGAACTGCTGCAACAGGCACAGGTGATTATTATACACAACAACTGGGTAAAGCATTATCTCCTGGAATACAAAACGCAAAGAATCAACTTCAATCTCTACAAAGTCAATATGAACAATTATACAATGCAGCAAAGAAAAAAATAACGTTTACGGTAGAAACAGTTAAAGTAAGTAAAGATAGATATGTTAGTAAGCAAAACATTGATGATATGTCTAGACCTGTTCTTACTGATGTTGCTCCAATGAGTGCAGATTCTATTGCAGCGTTGGCCGATACTAGTCAATATGCTTCTGTAGATACAGTGGACACAGCATTTGTAACGGGTGCAGCAATTAAATCTACATCTAAGGCAACAAATATTAATATTAGTGGTATCTCAAAAAAGATAGATAAGCTTATTGATACAGTTATGAATACTAACCTAACAATTAATCTACAACCTATGCAATTGGACGGAAATGTTGTTACAGATACTGTACAAGAAATTGTATCAATTCGAGATATGCTAAAAAATATAGGGAAAGGAGTAGCTTAGAATATGTATACATTACAATTCACACCTGAAAATCAACCTTATACAATTTACAAAAATATTATGAATTTGGTGAAGATAACTAGTGCTCCAATTATCCCTTTTTCGGAAGAAATTGTAGAAACATCAGAAATGGGAGACGGTACAACATCGTACCGTCACACTGGTGTTCTTAAAGATAAAACGATTGAGGTTCCCTGTAATTTTGTAGTTCAAAACAAAAAAGAAGCTAATGAAAGATTGTATGATATTAAAAAATATTTTGCAGGTGGAAAAGGATTATTAAAATTCCCAGATGAAGATTCTGATCATTTTTGGAAAGTGAAGAACATAGAATATAACATTTCAGAAAGATGGCATGGTTTCATGTTTTCATTGACTATCAAATTCACTGTTGATGGATATAGATATATTGATAAATACGCTAGGCCAATGCAAATGGAATCATTAAATTTCACGACAATCATGAATCTTTATGAGCCAGCTTATCCTACATATAAGTTCTACAATACATCAGAAAAAACAGGGTGGATTTCAATTTATTCCGAAAACAATAACCATAGTTTTAAGATTCACAATCCTTTTGAAAGAAAAACTATTAGTGATAACAATGAACTGGTGGTTAAATACATAGAAATAAATTCTGAAAATGCATACATGAAAACTGTTTATGAAAATGGATATTTCGAATATACGACATTAAAAACAGAAGGATCATTTGAAGATTTAAAAATTGTATATGGATCAAACAACATAGTTATCAATACAGAAATTGGTTTAATTCGTACTGAAATATTTAGAAATTTCAAGGAGATTTGACAATGATACATTTATTTTTGTCTAAAAAAAATACAACATATCAACAAATGATTGAGCGAAATGGAGATGTTGTTCTTAAAAACTGTAAAAGAGCAAAAGCAATTTTTGAAAGAAACTCAATCTGGTATGTGGAAATTGAATTCCCAAAGAGTGAATTATTGGGAATGGACATTTCAGAAGAATCTGTTTTTAAAGTTGATTTAAATTTTGAAAAAGGGCAACTATTTAGAATAGTTGATTTTAAAGAAAATGGAATTTCTAATACTTATGTATGTTATGCAACGCATATATTCTTTGACTCTCAAAAAGAAATATTTGTATTTGATGATCGCACAGTGAATTCTACGTGGGATGGAGCTATTAAAACTGCTAATGATATTATCGAAAAATCAAAATCTAAATATCCGTATCATGTTTATGGTGATAGGTGGTACGAAGATTACAAAAATATAAAGCCAGAAGATGGTAGAGAAGTGCATATTCACAATGCTTATAAAACTGATTTGTGTGTAGATGTTCCATCATCAAATGAGGATGCTGTGCAATTACAAATGTATGCGACTAATAATAGTCCTGCTCAAACATTTGTTTTGAAAAAATATCCGAATGAAATTAATGGTATTTTTGAAATTTGGTCTTTTATGTCAATGACTTCATGCAGATGGGTACGTGCTGATGATTATGTAGACAGGAATTATTCTAAAATTGAAACATATTGGCTTAGAAATGATCCATCGAACACAAATGGATATTTGGAGGATTATTGGGGACTTATATATAGTCCTGAAGCGAAAGGATATAAAATTGTTAGACCAACTAACAAAAACTACAATTGGTGGCCAGGCGGTGATGGAAGCGGTTTAACGCAAGGAGTGAAAATACAACTATATTCACACGGAATAGGTAACAAATCACAAAGTCATTGTTGGCAATTTGAGGATAAGGAATCAACACAGACAGCCTATTGGGTTCGCTATAATTTGATTCAATGTCTTTTTGGAAGTGAAGAAAATTCAATGATGAACAGATGGCCTGAATGTGAAGAACATAGATACGTTGCGATGTTTGACAATTATGATTGTTATTTTGGTAAACCTGATAGTTATAAACCAACATTAAAACCTAAAGAGTTTTATGTTGGTTATAAAGAAATTGTTGACTACACAAAAAAAGTATCTATGGAAAATGTTGTTACTGGAATAATTCCAAAGGCATACAATGGAAGAATTTTGCCAAATAACGAGATAGTTAAATCTAGTAAATGGGATGAGAATGAAATACACCGCATTGAAGTGAAAGAGTATGCGGATGTTAAATTAATGGCTGATGATTCGTCGGCTACAAAATATATGTTTGGCGTATTTAAAAATGAATCTAATTTGCAAGCATATTTAAGATACATAGCAGGCAAAGATTTAAAAAATGAATTGCAAAATTCGGATACGGAAACAACTATAAAATTTGAAAAATTATTTGGATCAAACATTCCTAATGCAAATCAATTAAAATTGAATGATGTTATTTATGTAGACACAAATAATTCAGGGGAAAGAGAAAAATTTTATTTAAATAAAATGACATATGATTTAATCAAAGAAATGCCAGATGAACTTACTCTTATATTGGAAACGGAGGTATAACATGGCAATTGTATATTCAAATGTAACTGTAAGCTTAACTAAGCAAACATCTGTACCTATAGTTGAAATGGTACAAGGTGATACAGGACGGGGATTGGATGTATTCGTCAGTGACGATATTATTACGGACGAAGTGGCGTATACTGATGATAGCTTAACCGCAACGTTATGGGCTACTAAGCCTAGTGGATTAATGGTTAGTATGGATGCTACATCTGTATCTAGATTTCAAAATTCGAATGCTTATGAAATTAAATTTTCAGATCCAAAAATATTTCAACAAGTTATTGCGGAAGTTGGTGTTACTCAATGCCAAATCAATGTTCTAATGAGTGGTGAATTTGTAACGTCTGTTCCTATTAAAATTAATGTAATTGAAAATATGTCCGGATCTTTTAGTTTAGAGTCTAAAGAAGAATTTAAAAATGCTATTGAATTAATGGCAAAACAAAGAGAATACATCAAAGTTTTAGAAGATTATATTAGTCAATTTCAAGCACAGTTAAAATTGACTGTAAATGTGCGTTATGGAACAAGTGATCCTACTGTTTTATCAACGGACAAGCAAGGTGATATTTATATCAAATATAAGGAGTAGATTATGGGAGTTGTATGTGAATTAGATTACAACGAAACTGATTTTGATATTGATGTATTATTAGATAATCCGTCAATCGTCGAAGAAAATCCACTAATACAAGTAATAGATTCCGATATATCTGCATATTCTGATGTAGCTAATTTAGACTATAACCAATATTTGCGCGTATCATTTGATGTGTACAACGAACGATACGAAGGTTCTTATCCTAATTTAAGATACAAAGCAAACGTTAGGTTTAAGATTACTGGAAAATTCTCTATCCAGGCATCGAATACTGTTAAATTTGGTGGATTAACATGGTCAGGATACATGAATTATGGATATTATACACAAGATACAGGGTGGATAAACATCCCTGGCGAAATAAATGAAGCTATGGGATGTAATAGGCAACGTAGTTTTTCTTGGGATTGTAGTATTAGTGGATGGCCAAATTTAAGCGGAACGGCCAGTGTAACAACACCTTTGATTTCAGCAGCTGAATTTGATGCATCCATATCTGATATTGATGTAGAATCTTTGGTTATCAACGGAAAATTAACAAGCAATCCATACAATTTATATTGTTTAAGAGCATGGTCAAAAACTAAAGATGAATTTATTACAAACAATTTAAATGGATCTATTACTATTGATGGATTAACGCAAAATACACAATATGAATATCATGTTGAGGTATGGAAAGCCGATTTAAGTGGATCGTATGTAAGTCAAAAAATATTAACTGTAACCACACTAGAGAATTATCCTGAAATAAGTATTGAAAGTGTTGATTTTGTGATAACAGAAGTTGATTCAGATTATGACAACGTAACACTTACTGTGCACACTACAGATGATGCTCATGTAAAATCTAGTACGTGGGGAGAACGTGGAACTTACAAAACAGATGAAGGAACAAGCACAACATATAATAATCTGAAAAAAAACTTGGAATTATATTTTGATGTAACGGTAGAAGATACACTTGGACGAACAAGCAAACCGTTTAATTTTAGATTTAACACAACATTCACTTACATGGAAGCGTGGGTGTTTGTTAATGGAAAGTGGAAGCGTGGGTATTCTTATGCACTTGGAAGAATAAATAAACCGAAGTTAGATAGCGGAATAAGCGCATATTCTTCCGGTGTAGGCAGTAGAGATACTTATAGTCTTGTTAGGTTAAGTGCATATGATGGTTTGGAATGGCATCAAGCAATACCTTATAAGGAGGAATCATGATAAAAGTATATCTAAATAGAAAAGTAAGCGAGACACAGATCACGATTGGCAATCAATATGAAAGTGGAGTAAATGCAATTGATTTTGACTTGTCTGAATTGAAAGAAAAATGGCCAAACGGGAATATCTATTTATTAGTATCGAGAAAAAAGCATACGTGGCCATATAGCATTGATGATGGAGAATTTAAAGTTGAATATGTTTTAACTTGGAAACGTGGATTCTATCAAATGAATGTTGTTGTTACAGATGAAAAAATAACTGATCAACTTGAGAGTTCGAACACTATATTTGTATCTGATACAATCAATGCTTATGTTAACGAAAATCAAATTAATGCAAAAGCACTTAATGAACAAGAATTGCCTAGAGAATTACAAATTGTCTATGATGATTTGATCACTTTAAAGAAGAATATTGAAAAAGATTTAGCTGATGGAAAATATATCGGCCCTCAAGGTCCAAAAGGTGAACCCGGTGATGTGACAGAGGAATATAGAAATCTAGCTAGCCAAATCGCACAGAACGCATCAGACGCTCAGACAAGTGCTACAAATGCACAAGTTAGTGCGACAAATGCTCAAAAAGCTTTGGATGATACGAAAGACTTTGTAAATCAAACAAAAACAGAATTGAATCAAATCAAAACTGATACGAGAGCATTGAAAGATGAAGCTAATACAAGTGCCGTAAACGCTCAAGCCAGTGCTACAAGTGCACAAGAGAGTGCTACAAGTGCACAAGAGAGTGCTACAAGTGCACAAGTTAGTGCTACAAATGCACAGAAGATTTTGGATGATACGAAAACCTTTGCGAATCAAGCAATATCAGAAGTTAATCAAATCAAAACTGACACAAACACATTGAAAGATGAAGCCAACACTAGTGCCGTAAATGCGAAAGCTTCAGAAGATAAAGCAAAGGAATATGCCGACAATTTAAAAGAAAGTACAGATGCAATTTCTCAGAACGCAAAAGCTATTTCTGAATTAGCGGACAAAAAGATTACTAAATTCTATGCTAGTAATCAAGGAGAAACGCATGTATCAGATTCTGATAAAGGATTGATTCAAGATATGATGATATATGGAAAAAGTAACCAAAATCAAACCAAAGGTAAGAATTTATTGAAATATCCATATATAGAAACAACTAAACTGTCTATGGGCATAACGTTCACGGATAACAAGGACGGAAGTATTAATGTTAGTGGAATTGGCACAGAGATAGCTTATTACAATTTATATACGAATAGTGACGGAAAACGTTTAACGCTTGCAAGCGGAACGTATAAGCTAGTTGTAAAAGGGAGAAGCAAGTGTAATGTACATATAAACAATGGCATAAATTCTGCAAAAAATGAAGAAACATTTACAATCACAGACGGGCACAATGATGTGTGGTGTTTTATTGAAGCACCTAAAGGTTTAGCAATAAATGAAACAATCTATCCTATGATTCAATTGGCATCTAGTACAGATGAATCTTACGAGCCTTATACTGGTGGCAAACCATCACCTAGTCCAGATTATCCACAAGAAATTAAGAGCGTTGTGAATCCTACAATCAAGGTTATTGGTAATAACTTAATTAAATTTGATGAAAGCTTCAATAGTGAGAATTTCGGAATTACTATGATTTACGAAAAAGGTGGAATAAGAATGACTGGTACCGCTACAGGTGATGGTAATCTTCGTATTATTGACCCGAACAAGGAAATAATCAAATGGAACAAGAACAAATATACAGTTTCTTTAAAGGCTACAGATGTGTGTCTTGCATCCTTATATGTCGCAGATGCGAAAAACGATGAATGGGAATTAGTTGCAGGAGTAAATATTAATGAAACTAAAGCGTTTGAAAAAGCGATAGATGTTGTTGGTGTATTCATAACATTCGTAAAGGGAGAAACATATGATGTATTACTATATCCCCAAGTTGAATACGGAACACAAGCGAGTAAATATGAATCATACAAAGAACAATCAATTGCTTTACCTATTACACTAAATGCGATTCCAGTATCAAGTGGTGGCAACGTCACAATCGACGGACAACAGTATATTGCAGATTATGTGGACGTAGAACGAGGAAAAATAGTTAGGAGAGTTGATTCTTCTAAGCTAGATAACACCCAATCTATTATAGATAAAATGGAATGGTTATTAGCAGAGCAACAAGAAACCGACCTCACAACAGAACAGATGCAGGCATTAAAAGAACTTGCAACATATTACCCAGTTACTAACATCACAGTTGGTTCAGACCAGTTAGACGGATATACAGTATTCAACTATCCAATAAGTATGGCTAATGGTTGGAATTATGTAAAGCAACAACTCAACGACAATCGTGATTATATCTATGACATGGATTTGCAATCTGCCGAAGCTTATGTAAATTCAGAGTACGCAGTAACATTAACGGAGTTGGAGGTATAAAAAAATGTTATTTAAAACTTTATTGAAATTAAAAGAAAGAAACGGACTGACTGAGGATTTGAAAAACAAAATTGATGTATTCTTTGCATGTGGAAGAATCACAGAAGAACAATACAATGAATTAATGGATGTAGCAGTTAAAGATATTTATAGTCTAGAAATATGATAATTAAGTGAATTATTGCATTTAAATAGGATGAAAACTTGAAAGGAAAACGAATATGAGTGGTGAATATCTTAGTGTTATTATTTCTGCATGCATGCTTGTAATTGCATTTATTACGTATAATCGTGGCACACGTAAGATGGATGGAGAGCAAATATCTAATATGACATTTTTGAAGAATGAATTAGAACATATTAAATCGGATTTAAGTGATATTAAAGATTCAATTTCAGAAATAAAAAAGGGAAGTAATTCAATGGAAGTGGAGCTTTCAGAACTAAAACAACAAATAAAAACTTTGTTTAATCGTGTAGAAGCGTTGGAGGATCGTAATAAAAATGGATATTAAAGATGCAAACAAGAAACTTCAAAATGTAGAAGAAAAAGTAGATAACGTTTATTGTTTTTGTTCAAAATTAATTGATAGAAACTATAAAACAAGTAGAACGATTATTACGGTTTTAATCCTAGTAATTATTGTTCTTTATTCTACTATTGTTTGTCATGGTTATTGGAAAGATAATCGTGTGAATAATTGTTCTTGCGAAGCTAATTCAAACCAACGTATTTAATTAAGGCGGTGGTTTATATTAACAAAGCTAACAGATTAAAAGAGATACGTCCTAATGATGCATTAATACTTATCAAATCTGTTGGATTAAGAAAGAAATATGAACAGGTTTTGATTATGAGATATGTATATGATATGTCATGTACCGAAATTGCAGATGCATTATGTGTGGAAGTACAAACCATAAGGAACAGAGTATGCAAAGCAAGAAAAATGTTTGATAAATATGTGAGCAATCTATAATGGTTGCTCATTTTATTTTGGGTATTTTATGAGTATTATTCGAGTATTAAATTATTTATTACGTAACCATATAATTAAAGCGTAAAGAGGTGGTTGAAATGTATAACAATTATAATCCAGCACAAGCACGAATTGACAGTTTGATGCAGCAAAGACAAATGATAGATCAACAAATTCAGCAAGTACAACAGTATGCAAATATTCCACCTATCAATATTAATAATCAGATTACACCACAACAACAAGGTAATTTTGATTTTAATGGGAAATGGGTGAACGATGAGCAGGAAGCTAGAAACTTTGCGAATGCAAATTTACCAACGATTTTATTTGATAACAATAAGTCTATTTTTTATATGAAATCTTTAGATGGAACATTTAAAAAATTTAAATTTGAAGAAATCACGGAAGATAATTCTAACAGTATTGAAAATCGTGTAAATGGAATCGAAAAGAAATTAGATGATTTGATATGTGCATTAAGCAAACCACCAAAACAAGCTAATGAGCAATCAAAGAAAGGAGCACAAACAAAATGAATCCTTTAAAAAGTATTATGGGAAATATGAATCCAATGAATATGATGAATATGGGAAATCCCCAACAAATGTTAATGAATATGCTATCACAGAAAAATCCACAAGCATTTCAACAATTTCAAATGCTTATGAACAGTGGCCAAAATCCACAAGTGATTTTAAATCAGATGATGGGTAATTTAAATCCCCAACAGAAACAACAACTGGAACAAATGGCAAAACAGTTTGGAATCAGGTAACAACGGATAAACCGTTATTATAGAAAGAAAGGAGAACATATATGATGGAAAATGGAATGGGAATTCAACCAACTTACAACTTAGCTGAAAGAGATGACGGCTTTGGAAACGGTGGAGGTTGGTGGATTTGGATCTTGCTAATCTTCGTATTATTTGGATATGGAGGATATGGAGGATATGGCAACGGAAACCTAGCAAATGATTCTTTATTAAATGAAGAATTCATTAAACGAGACATTTTTAACACAAACACAAATGTATCTCAAACAGGTTGCCAAACTCAACGAGACGTATTAGAAAGTCGCTATACGAATCAGTTAGGACTTCAAAACTTGCAAGCTCAGCAACAAGAATGTTGCTGCAACACACAACGTGCAATTGACAATGTAAATGCTCAAAGTTTCAAAAACACTTGTGACATTACAACAGCAATTCATTCAGAAGGTGAAGCTACACGTGCGTTGATCAATGCAAACACTATGCAAGAATTACGTGATCGTTTAGCTGATCGTGATCGTGAATTATTGACGGCTAATTTCCAATTAAGTCAACAGGCACAGTCAGCAAACATCATTAATACTTTGCAACCAACACCAAAACCAGCTTACATTACATGTTCACCATATTACGCTTATAACAACGGATGTGGATGTAATGGCTACAACAACTTATAATCTAGCACATATGTGATTAGGCAATTGCCTTTGGATTTAATGGGATAGTCGAAAGGCTATCCCTATTTTAATAGGAGGATAAAAGAAATGATTAATAGTATTGCTACGGCTGTTCAGACAGTCGATAATTCAAATAATGTTTTGTTTCCTACAGATCGTGTAAGATCAAAATCATGCCAGTGTCCATGTAAAGGATGGTTGGCACACGATCTAGGTAGTGGATTGTTTACACTAACAAAACAAGGAATCTATGAAGTAACTTATACTGCGGATATTACGAGTGCAGCGGCAGGACAAGCTTCTCTAGTGCTTGAACTAAATGGAGAAGTAATTGGAGGAACACAATCTATTTATACTGTTGCAACTGCAAGCGCATATGGAAATGTGAGTGGAGCGACATTGATTCAAGTACCTTGTGGAGCTTCTTACACGATTACACTAGGAAATAACAGTGGTTTGGATTTATCTGTTCAAAATGCAAACATCATTATTAAGAAGATTGCGTAGGTGAAAAATATGCACAAAGCAATGGAAGTTAATGAGAAGATAATGCATGAGTCAGCAAATATGTTAGAGAAACATGGTTATTCAGAATCTTATTTTCATGCATTGTCTCAAGCTTTGGATAATATTAAAGACATTGAAACGATAGAAGCAATGAGAAATAAATATCAAATTGAGATAGGAAAAGATGGAGTTTCAACTGTTGCAAGATTAAAAGAAGATAATGATGGATATAATATTCATGATCCAGAAACAGAAGATATTGTTTATAAGCTTGCAGAACATTTGAAAAAATATAAAGCGTTCAAAGAAGAATATGAGCGTACAAAAGGTGATATGGATTTAGAAAAGTCTCATCGTGAATTAGATAAGACTATGAAATGTATGCAACAAATCGTAACTATGATTCATGGATGCGTTGATTCAGATGAAGAAAAAACAATGATTAAGACACATATACGAGACATGTTTAATATGTATCAATAAGGCCGTTAAATACGGTCTTTTATTTTGTACAGTGTACAAACGATTTAAATACTATTATTAGGATAGGAGGTATTTGTAAATGAAAAAATATAGTAAAGAATGGTGGATTCAATATGGCTATTACGCAAGTATTAGAGCATTAAAGACAATTGCTCAAACTGCTGTTGGTGTTATTGGAGCATCTGCATTATTGGAAGCCGTTGATTGGCGAGTTGTAATTTCGTCAGCGGTTTTGTCAGGCGTTGTTTCTTTATTAACAAGCGTTGGCGGGTTGCCTGAAATTAGTGTACCAGAGGAGGAATAATGATGAATATTGTTAAAAATTTAGTGAGTACAAGTTTATATTATTGTAAATGTCCTTATTCAATGAATCCGACTAGAATCGTTGTACATAATACTGCTAATGACGCTTCTGCTAGAAACGAAATTCAGTACATGATTAACAATCGAAATGAGGTTTCTTTTCACTATGCGGTTGATGATAAAGAAATTGTTCAAGGTATTCCTGAAAATCGTAACGCTTGGCATGCTGGTGATGGTGGAAATGGAGTAGGAAACAGACAAGGTATTGCTATTGAAATCTGCTACTCAAAATCAGGAGGTGCAAGATTTGATGCTGCTGAAGCATTAGCTGCTAAATTCATTGCATCTAAATTGAAGGAAAAAGGATGGGGAATTGACAAGGTAACTAAACATCAGGACTACTCCAATAAATACTGTCCACATCGTACTTTAGATAAAGGATGGCAACGATTTCTAAATATGATTCAAGTAGAATTAGGGCAAACTACTTCAAGTTCAGCAAGTTCACCAAGCACTCCAAACACTTCAAATGGAGAAAAATACTCAACAGGATTACCAATTTGCACTAACACATTAAGCGTCAATTGTAATGGAACGGGTAAAGTTTATACAGGAGATTGGAATGGTACGATTGGTAGAGTAATTAAAGGCGCTAAATATCCATATCGTGTTGATAGAAATGGAGTAGCGATTGGATGGACAAATGATACAGGTATTGATTCAGACCCTCATGTTCCTGGAGGAAGTGCTCAATCGACACCGACTGTATTAAACAGTGTTCCTTCTGATTTTATTAGAGAAAGTGCTACATTCTATCCAAATACAACTTTGAAAATTAGAAAAGCGCCTACAGAAAATGGTGTGGATACCGGTCTGATCTATGTTTCAGGTATGTCTGTACATTATGATGGGTATGTAAGACGTGAAGGATTCGTTTGGATTAGTTGGATTAGTGCTTCAACAGGTGAACGTCGTTGGATGAAAGCTGGCGCGTTAAATTCGAAAGGATACAATACTAATCCATACGGCAGATTTGTTTAAGGATGAAATTTATAAAAAATAAAATTTATAAAAACGCTTGACATAATATATTTTATACTGTATTATCTTTCTTGCGTAAAGCAGTGAGGTACATTTTGGGGTACAGAACAACAAAGTGTTATCAAAACACGCAGATAATGATGCAAATAACATCAAATATCAATAGATATGAGGTATTTATATAATCCCCTCATCTGCTCCATTGAAATTTAAGCCTTTATTAAAAGGCTTTTTTATTTGCCTTGGGGTATATTGGGGTATAATTTGATATTAAAATATTGAATTATACCCCTTTTTTGCATATTATGGACATATAAGAGGGCACAAAAAATGGCAGTGGAATTAGATAAGAAGACAGGAAAATATATGTTTGCCGGAAAAATATATAAAGATGGTAAATGTATAAAGAGATATCGTAAGCGTGGTTTTGATTCTAAATGGGAAGCACAAAAAGCTGAGGTTGAATTCAGGAAAGATTTCTTTATGCTTCCATCAGACATGAATTTTGACAGACTATATAAAGCTTTTAAAGAATATAATAAAAAGTACGTAAAAGAATCAACACTAAAATCAGATGAATATTTGTACAATGTTCTTTCTAAGGAAATGAAAGATATTGATTTTTTAGATAAAAGGCAAATGCAAAACTTGATCAACAAATTTGATGAGAAATATTCAAAGGCATATGTATCAAGAATATATTTCTTTTTAAATAAGCTATATAAATTTGGTGTTACTTCTGAATACATCCAATCAAATCCAATGACATATGTGAAACGAGATCTCAGATTGAATGAAAGAAAAGAAGAAATGACAATATGGCAGCAATATGATTTTGATTTGTTTATTGAAGAAGTTGATGAACAAATGATGAAATGCTTTTATTCTGTTTTATTCTATATGGGATTACGAAAAGGTGAAGCAATGGCCCTACAATGGAAGGACATTGATTTTAGGAAGCAAACTATAGACATCAACAAAACATATAGATACAAAGAGAAAGATCCTAATAAATGGCTTACACCGCCAAAAACAAACAATAGCTATAGAACTATCACAATGCCTAATACATTGTCTAAAATGCTTCGAGAATGGTTTTTAGAATGTTCTAAATGGGATGATTTCACAAAAGATAAATTTGTGTTTGGATATTATAAACCAATATCACCACAGACAGTACAAAGAAGATTTGATGAAGCTTATAACAAGGCAAAAGAAAAAGATGATGGATTACCTAAAATAAGAATTCATGATTTTAGACATTCACACGCATCATTTCTAATTAATAACATGGCAGGAGCTGGATTCTCAGATTTTGACATAGCTAAACGCTTAGGAGATACAGTTGAAACATTGCACAATACATATGCACACTGGTTTGATACAAAAGACAAGAGCATTGTTGATATGATGAATAAGTTGTTATAAAAAGTGATATTAGATTACACAATGTTACAAAAAAGTACAAAAATAGGAGAAATTTGATTGAAATTCACTAGCAAATAATGTAATATACGGGTGAAGATAAGCTTGCTGCTATATCTTGTTTGTTACAGATCAAATTCTGTTAAGCTATGATTAAGTACTGTGTTCCAGCATGCATAGTGCTTATAGCTTCCGTAGGGTTGTTTGTGTTCACCTCGAACTGGATAGGCCTATTGGCTGAAAGAAAACATTCTGATTGTGTATGTGAGGATAGAAAGATGGCTATCGCGCACGAAAGTGTAAAGGGTAGGAATGTAAATTCTGATGAGATGTGGGAACTATCGCCCCACCATATACACAAATTGTAGGCCTTGTTAATGCAACAAGGCCTTTACTTTATATTTGGGAGATATAATCATGAATAAATCAAAAAAGATGTTATATAAAATAACAGATGAATACATAGAAACGTTTGGATTGGATGAATCATATAAAGATAAAACTATTGCTTTGTATGATGATAGAATAAATCATATAGAAAGACACAGAGAAGATTTTACTGATCCTTTGTTTTTAGATATTGTTTTCAGAGATTTATCATTGATTGTTTCTAATCCAGATTTTATATCGGAGGACAAAAAGAATAACAGCTTACAAATTGTCAAGAAAATGGAAGACAATGTACTAGTTGCAGTTAGAATAAGTTCAGGGCCAATATTAAAAATTAAAACGATTTATCCAATAAATGAAACTAAATACAATAAATTAAAAACAAATAAATTATAATAGTTAGAGGTGTGTATGAAGATAATAGATTATGTAATAAAAGGACTTGAAAATATAAACTTGTTTCCAAAGGTTGAGATTAAAATAGGATCGTTTTATGACGACTATATATCATTATCTAATGATTGGAATATAGTTGGTGAAGATATTAAACAAGTTATGAAAGAATACAAAAAGAAAAACAGATAGTGTATGCTGCTCAACACCACTATCTGTTTTTCATTCTCTGCTAATCTTTTCTTGAGGAAATAGAAAAAAGCCTAAAATATTTATCATGTACACATGAATAATAACATCACATTTTAAAAAGAGTAATGAAAAATGAAAAATATTAATAAATATTTACAAAACAAAATTAGTTAATAATATAACCAAAAGTTCATTAAAAATTCTACCCCCCCCCGAAAAAAATTCAATACTGACGATGTGATATATAACCACTTGCACATTTTAGTATTATATTTGTACAATTTAATACAAAACATGCATTGACATATAAAATTTAAGACTTATTATATTAGAATAAGGAAAACGTTTTCCTTTTTGTTCATAAAAAATGAATGGAAAGGGATGATCTTATGGAAAGGAATTTATGGATAACAAAATTAATTATCCTAGCGAAAAAGCTAAGTGTTGAGGATCTGCGAATTCTGTACAATCATGCACAGAGACTGCTGTTATCATCTGAAAATGAATAACACTAATACCTATAGGTATTTACGCGCAAATTTAAAAGAAGAATACTAAATTGGAGAAAGATTTGAATACTATGAAGGCTAAACTAAGCAAGAAGAAATTTGGCCTGATGAAGTAGTTGGCAAAGAAGAAATATAAGCTAGGGAATTTACCCTAGCTTTTATTTAAATTTAACAGCTGTTCCATACATTTGCATATAAAAATGTTGAAATCCATTAGTATCTAGATTTAGTTCTTCTTTCATGCCAATGACAGCATCTGCACCCATATAATATGCACGTTTTTTTAATTCTTCTACCGAAATAAAAAAAGCTTCATCAAATTGAGTGTGACCATTTCCTAATAAATCTTTTGTAGATGCAGATATATCACCGGTATTAATTAATTCAAAAAAACTTGATATTGTACCTAAAGCTTCAGATATTGATGCTTTTTGATTCACTAATTGATTTTGATCTTTTAAAGAATTTATTACACTACGATATTCTTTTTGCTTTTGAAAAATCATTTTTCCTGATCCTGCATCATTTATTTGATAAAATACAGGCCCAATAATAACATAATCACGTTTTATGTCTGTTGTAGTGACGGAAATCTTCTGAATTTGAATTAAGTCATATCTATGCTTTAAAACACTTAATGGTTCTCCACTATATTCAGGAATTCCATAAGATGATATTTCTGACTTGATTTTTGCTTTTTCATCATCAGACAACTCTTTCCATTTTTCTACATCAATCGGTGTTTGAACCATTTTCTCATTGCAGTTAGAACAATTGTCTTTATTTCCTTTTAATCTAGAAACTGTTTTTCCACAATTAGGGCAATAATAAACTACTTTTTCCATTACTATTCCTCCATAAATAGGCTATGTACATATTAATTTCAAAGAGTAACAAGTTATTGCTTGTTACTCTTTTCTTTTTCTCTTTTAGCTAATTCTCTATTTACAATTGACCACAAATAATCTGCAACTTGTTGCTTTATATCCGGCGGTGCTTCAAGGTATCCTCGCACAAGCCATTTATCTTCTGGCTTTAATCCATAATCTTCGATTAGCTGATCTATTTTTGAATCAGGTATAGAAATGAACATATCGTCTCCAATACCTTCAGTTAACCATACATAGTCAACATTGAATTCTCGACATATAGAATTGATAGTTTGACTTGATGGATTGGTAGTTCCTTTTTCGATGTTATTGATTGAACCTTTTGAGATACCTATTTGTTTACCGAATTTTTCCATACTCAAATTTAAATGCTTACGTACTTTATATATTCTCGACCCAATATGTTCTTCCACAATTTTCACCTCTTAACTGCTTACACTGTGATTATACATTAAAAAGTATGCCGAGTATACAAAAAACAAATTATTTAAAGATTTTAAGTTGACATAGTATGCAACGCATACTTATAATGTATGTGTAACATACGAAAAGTATTTTGAAGGAGGGATGTAATGACTGATGAGGAAAATGTCACTAAAGACGCTTTGGATACACTGGGAAAGATGGGATACGACATCAATGAGTATGATCGAGGATATATCGCGTGTATTTTGACTCAGAGCAAAAGAAAAGACTCAGGAACGGACTCAGATAAACATTCCGAATCCGATAGTTCTTTGAAAACTGAATAGTGGGAATTTTCGTCATAATCCGTTTGACATTTAGGCACACATAAGTTATAGTGAGTGTGCGACATTGAGACACACAAAAGTGTGTTTCGTGGGAAAGGAGTGGCATGGATGAAGTCGCAAAGTCTAAGATGGGCAGACCTGTAATAGGAGAACCAAAAGATATTCGTATTCATATACGATTAACAAAATCATCTTTAAAAAAATTAGATGAGATCTGTGAAAAAGAAAAAATGAGCCGTTCTGAATGTGTCAGAAAGCTCATAGATGATTTTAAATAGTTATAGGGAACGTGCTTAAGTTTGGCGACTGGACACGAACCCTAATGATACGTGAGATGCTTCCGTGTTTGCGACATTGAGAACATCATCACTATGGCACAAGGCCATCTGTAGTATACCATTTATGTGTGTACAAAACAAATGCAAATTTAGGCCTTGTGTAAAATTCCACTATTTAGGTTTACACAAGGCTTTTTATATTTTATGGAGAATGTTATGGAAAAAGGAAATGTAATTACCTCCGCTTATTATGCAGATAATAAGATTTACGAGGTAGGAATTGATTTATCACTAACTCCTTACGATTTATTTGAAATTTCAAAGAGAGAAGATTATCAATCTCTAAAGACCTTCCTTCATAATTACGGAATATTAAATAAACGTAATTTGACGTCCTTGGATTCATTTGAAAAGGAAGTGCAGAAGAATATTGAGCTTTACCGCCTTCAACTTTAATGAGGGTCGGTTCTAAGAGAACAGGATATTCTTTATCGTTATCGACAATGGAAATGTTTCTTATTTCTATATCACAGTTTGAATCGTTTATAAGGTGAATATAGAGCAAAGTAGTCTTATTTTGTAACTCATAATCAATTACTTTTGAATTAAAACGTATGATTCTAAAACTAGGAATAATTTTATTGGCGATATCGAGTAGTGATTTAAAAGTATTTAGTAACTTCATGTGTTATACCTCCATATCAATTATACACATGAACATAACGGAAAGGAGAGCAAAAAGAAATGAAAGCATATGTGACTGTTAGAGATGTGATGCTTGTTTTACCTGTAAAGGATACACAGGCTAGAAAGATTTTACATAATCTACGCAGACAAAAAAATAAAAAGGGTGAAATATTTGAAGGATCATATCGAGACACTATGCTTGGAAAGACTCTTGCAGTTCCTACTCCGTTGTTTGTTGAATATTTCCCTGAAACCCGAAGTGCACTTAATGACATTTGGAAGGAACAAATAAAAAGCACGCTTGACCAAGCGTGCTAGGGTAGTGAGCCCTGCATAAATTAACCACATGATTATTATATCACAGAAATTTAAAGGAGTAATGAAAATGGCAAAAAAAGAAGAAAATTGGGTGATTCCCGATTTCGATAAGTATGAGATCAATAAGTTAGATGACAAGTTTCTCATTAAAGAGAAACCTAAGCCAAAGAATTATGTAGTTGCATGTACGATCGTTAATATTGCTTTACTTGCATTGAATGTATGTGTGTTCTTATCTACTAAGATCTTGGTTACAGCAATCATCCAGGTAGTTAAGTAATATGACTAAGGATGAGTTACAAACAAAAATTAACGGGTTTATTGAAGAAGAAACAGCGGATGAGAAAAGTAAGAATACCATCCGCAAATACAAGCATGTTGCTACTTTGTTTGTTAACTCATTGCCTGATGATGAAATAAAAAAGAGCGATATAGTTGGTGTTAAAGATAAACTGCTGCATGATTATAAAATCAGTACAGTAAACAACTATATTGTGATCATTAATAAATTCATAAAATATAGCGAAATCATTGATTCGGATGAGGATTTTAATTTCTTGAAGCTAAAGAAATATTATTCAAAGAACTTATTGAAGAACGTAAGAGTCCAGAAAGATGATTCTTTGGATGATATTCTAGAGCCTAATGAATTTCAAAGGCTATTAAAAAAAGCCCGTGAAATCAATCGTATGGACTTATACGAGATTATGAAGGTTTTTGGCTATACTGGCATTCGTTTGAGCGAATTACAGTTCTTCACTGTAGAAAGTGTAACGGATGATACTGTATATGTTATGAACAAAGGAAAAGGTAGAGGAATCATTCTTCGTTCTGACTTGCGAAGGGAACTCCTTAAATACTGCAAGGATAACAAAATTGAAGAAGGGTATATATTTACATCTTCTGATAAGAAAAGTCCTGTAAACGCTCGTGTGTTATCCAGGGATCTGAAAATGATCACTGGTAAGTGCAGAGGAATTAAGCTTGGTAAAGTACATCCTCATGCATTCAGACACCTGTTCGCCATTCAGTATTTAATGCAGAATGGTGAAAATGCAATTACAGAACTTGCGGACATTCTTGGACATTCTAGTTTAGAAACCACAAGAATCTACGTTCGCACAACAAGGAAAATGAAGAAGCAGAATCTTGAATCATTGAGTTATGCGAAAAGGAGTAGGTAAAGAAGTAATTATACAATACGGGAGAAACAAATGAAAGAAGCTACTAATGTTAATACAGGAGATGTTATTCAGGTTCAAAATGCATCATATGAGGTTCTACAGGTAGTTCCTGATGCAGCTTATATGTTTGAAGAATATGGAATAACAGCTGCTCTTGTACAAAGAAAAAATGTTTCTTGTATGGGTGCAGCATATCGTTTTTATCAGGTAGATGGAAGGCTTTATGAGCTTGTGATTCTACCTAAAAGTAATACAAGGAATAGAAAGAGAATAAAGGAAATATCTTTATTCTGAGGATAGAAAATGAAACACAGTTTTGATGCAGAAATTGCGAATGAATATGGAGTTGAAATAGCTATCATGTTCGATATGTTTTGTTTTTGGATCAGCAAGAACGAAGCAAATAATTACAACTTCCAGGACGGGAAATATTGGACGTTCAATACATATGAAGGATTGCATAAAATGTTCCCGTATTGGAATGTTCAAAAGATAAAAAGAATCTTAAATAAAATGGTTGAACTGGGCTTGTTAGTCAAGGGAAACTATAACGAAAATCCATGGAATCATACAACTTGGTATGCGTTTGGAGAAGTAGGAGAAAAGTTAAAAAGTGCTTTAAGTATAGATTGGTCAAAAGTGACTAATCGAACGGTTGAAAATGGCAATTGTAGAATAGTCAAAAATGACCAATGTACAATGGTCAAAAATGACCAATCTAAGACAGTTATATACACAGTTAGTAACACAGTTAATAAAAGAAATATAAAAGAAAGTTCCGACTACACTGATTTATCAGCATCAGAAACAATCCCTTATGTTGAAATTATTGACTACTTGAATTCTAAATGTTCAAAGCATTACAAACACAGTAATCGCATTGCTAGAGAGAAGATTCATGCTAGATGGAATGAGGGATTCAGATTAGAAGACTTTAAGCTTGTGATTGATGTTAAAGCTTATGATTGGTTAAACGATACAAAAATGAACAAATATTTAAGGCCTGACACGTTGTTTGGATCTAAGTTTGAAATTTATCTGAATAGTGTAGCACCTAAACAAAAAACAAATAATTTTGTGATCACGAAAGGAATGAAGATGTAATGCAGTCAGTTAGTGAAATAATCCAAAAACAAAATGATGCGAACAATGAGAAATATCTTAAAAGCAAACATTGCCAAAGCAATTGTGACAAATGCATGGCAGCAGGCGCTTGTGGTATTTGGGAAAAGCCAGCGTATTATGACGGGAAATACTTGGTGGCCCCAACAAAGGTGTTCTGTTCAAAAAGAAATGACTGTGAGAAATTATCAAGCTATCGCAGCGGATGGATTGATAAGAACAAAAAGAACAGTTGTCTAGGCGATTTGTTAAACAAACGAATCAATGATTTTGTTGCATCTGATCCTTGGCAGGAAGCAATCAAAAAAATGGCAGTGGATTACATCCAGGATTGTAAAAACAATTTTGCAGAACATATGCCTTGCAATTGGTTGATGTTTTTAGGACAGAGTGGATGCGGGAAAACACATCTATGTTCTGGAATCAGTAATTGGTTGTTAGAACAAAATAAACGTGTTCTGTACGTCAGATACATTGAGTTGAGCAATTCTATTAGCAACTTTGATTATTCGCTTCTAGAACGTGCTAAACACGCTCAGATCTTGTATCTAGATGATCTATTCAAATCTAGTGCCAATAAGTTGGATGATAAAGCAATCTTTGATTTGACTGATTATCGCTATAACAACAACATGCAGACGATTATATCCTGCGAAAGAACAAGCCAGGAAATAATTGAAATCAATGAAGCAGTTGTTGGAAGAATCGTTGAGAAGTGCAATGGTTTCTTCTTTGAAATTGAGAAAGAACCTGGAAAGAATTACAGGTTGAATTGATGGCACGAAAAATATATGGAATATACAAGGATGATCTTCCTGCTTGTATTGGAACAGCAGATGAATGTGCATCGTTTTTAGAAACAACAATCAATACATTTAGATCCATGTGTTCCAAACAGAAAAAAGGAAAAATAAAGCGTTCAAGGAATGGATTTATAATCGTAAAAATATGTGAAGAATTGGAATTGGAGGAAATAGAATGATTGAATCAAAAGTTATTGAAAAATTCATGGAAGAAAATGGTTTAGAACCATATGATGCATTTGATGTGGATGGTGATTTTAAGCAATGCAACCCACTGTATTTTAATGAAGATTTAGAGCTACGATCAATTGAATTTGATTCTAGAAATCTTGAATTTTTTGGTGGAAAAACTTGTTTATATAGATTATTAACTGGTAAAGATCATGTAAAACATAGAAGAACAGAAGTTAACAATTCTGAAGTTGTTGCCGAAGAGAAAAATATGAAATTAATATGGAAAAAAAATAGATTTGACGGGCAAAAAATAACACGACTTGTATTGACTGATGCCTACAATGAAAACAGAGCAATCGCAACAATTGAAGAACACCAACTTAACGAGAGTGAGCCAAAATTGTTTTATGTATATTTCACATTGTATTTTGGAGAAACAATAAGCATTGTTCATCCGTTTAAAAGTTTTGAAGTAGCAAAGAGAGCAACTTTGCAATTCATTAAAGAAGAAGCGGTAGAAAGAATGAAAGAATTAACATATATCATAAATTTCATAGATGAATAAAAGAGGAAACAAATGACAAGTAAAGATATTGATTTAATAAAAGAAATGCTTCAAATGCAAGCTAAACTAGATGAAGCAATTATGAAAGAATACGGATTGACTGAAATTGATGAAGAGAATTTAAGAATGGCAATCCTTGATGAAGTGGGAGAATTAACTCACGAACTAAAAGCTAATTGGTGTTGGTGGAAGAAAACACAAGCTCCGGTTGATAGAAAAAAAGTGCTAGGAGAGCTAGTGGATATTTGGCATTTTGTGTTGAGTTGGCAAAATCATTTCAATAATGGAGAAGAAGGAATTATAAATAATTTGGAGGTCGTAAGAAATTCAAAAAGAATCTTAGACTTGCTAAAAACTAAAGAATATACATTATCAGGAGAGTTAGCTTATTTGGTAATTTGGGGTATTTTTTAAAGTGGAAAGATTAATTGCAATCACTGAATACTTAGGATTCAGTGTTGAAGATGTATACAAAGATTACTGTAATAAAAACAAAGTGAATTATCAAAGACTAGAAAGTGGGTATTAAGATGTACAATCCAACCTATTTAAAAGCAATCCTTATTTACGTAAAGGATAAAGAAACAGGATATATACACACTGTAGGAACTGACCAACACGACAGATTGTATTTAGATGATGACGGAAACATCCAATATATGAATTTACAGAATTGTGGAACTACTGAAGGTGATTATGAATTTGTGTTAGATGAGCAAGGACATAATCAAAACAATCTTACCTATACTAAGGAAGAACAAGAGAAATATGGATTAAGTAATATGGATGATTATTTTGATTCAATTGATTTAGAAACATACATGGATTTGGAAAGTAAAAAGAGAATCCAAGAATTAACAGAAATCAATATGCGATTAGTTACAGAAAAGCAAAGGAGAAATAAAGATGTGGATTAGAAGTCAAAATAAAAAAATATTATCAAAAGTCAATGAAGTATTAATATGCACTATGGATGATAATAAGTACTTTATAGAAGGGTTTTGGAATAGAGGAAGTGATACATTAGGAATTTATTCAAGTGAAGAAAAAGCTTTTGCTGTATTGGATGAAATTCAAAGAGCTGTTGAAAGTGCAAAGGTTTATAGTACAAATCGTGTCTCGAATGATTATTCTATGTCAAATGAATATGTTGCGGTTTATCAAATGCCACAAGACGAGGATGTTGAAGTATGACAGAGAAATTAAAGCTATGCCCATTTTGCGGTGGAGAAGCAAGAATACAGGTAACGGATGATGAGGGAAATCTAAAAAGTGAGAGTTATTTAGAAGACCCATATAGCGGAGTAGGCTATGTGATTATCCATGATATAAGTAATTCAACAGATAGTTGTCCAATAGCGACTAATTTGGATGAGATACAAGGATGTTACATCTACACTTCAAAGCAAGAAGCTATAGACGCTTGGAACAAAAGAGTTAATGATAATTCAAATGAGGAGGATTTAATGACATATGAACAAGAAATTAAAACGCTTGAAAAAGCATTTTTAGATGATGAATTAGAAGTAAACCATAATGAACAAATGTTTACACAATACAAATGTTTACACAATTCAAAGGGATAGATAAATATGATTTTGAATTAATGGTTTTAGAACAGATTGTTGAATCACTTGAGTATGTAAGAACAGGGGAATATAAAGGCTATGAATAAATACGAACAAGCTTTAAGTAATATTAAAATGAAATACAGAGAAATGAAAGAAGAGCGAAAAGGCCAGTTAAACGAAAATGAAAAAGCCCAATTCAATTTATTGCAAGAGTTGGTAGAAAAATCTACACCTAAAAAAGCTGCTTTCAAAGATTATGGTCCTGATATTGGAAGAGAAAGAAGATGCCCATGTTGTAATAATCTATTATTTGATTGGGATAAATTCTGTTCTCGTTGCGGCCAAGCTTTGAAATAGAGAAAAAAAGGAGAATACACATGAATAAAAGATATGAATACGATGGATTTATTTATTGCAAAGATGATTTGAATGAAGAAATAGATAACTATGGTGGGGATTTAGATGATTTGTTTTTTCAATTGCACCGTGATGGAAAAGCTGATAGTGACACGTTTTATTACGCAAGAGAATCTAGTGAACTTTATAAAGATTACGAAGATTTAATAGAAACAGAATTTAGTGATTTGGAGGTAAATGAAGAAATGACAGGACGTGAATGTGTTAATTGCAAATATAGCAAAGTTCATCCAAACAAAGCACCTTGCACGAACTGCAAAAGAAATTCAGTTTATACGTTTTTGAGAATACTAGGAGAAGATAACTTTAAGGAGAGCACAAATGAATAAATATCAAGAAGCAATTAATTATTTATGGAAGTCATATGATGAAAATAAAATATATGGCATTGCGAGTAGAGGATATTTAGAAATGTTACAGGAATTAGTTAATAAAGTAGATTCATTTGAATGGATTCCTATTTCTGAAAAGCTTCCAGATGAGCATGAAAGTATCTTTGCTAAATCGTATGGAACAGATAAATGGAACGATGGATTTTGGAAAACGCAATCAAAAGAAGTGCTTGTGACTGTTGAATTCGAATATGGTATAAGAAGTGTTACATCATCATATACAACTGATGGTAAATGGGAAGTAGAAAAGAGATTTAAATTGAGAAAATGTAAGGTTGTTGCTTGGATGCCATTGCCAAAGCCATATAAGGAGAAAGAAGATGAATGATAAAAAATTAGATTCATTAATTGATAAATATATTCTTGATGCATGCTGTGGGTCTAGAATGTTTTGGTTTGACAAAAGTAATAAGAACACAGTTTTTATGGATAATCGAACATTAGAAGATACGTTATGTGATGGAAGGACATTATCTGTAAATCCTGATGTAATAGGCGACTTTAGAAATATTCCATTTGACGATAATACATTCAAATTAGTTGTATTTGACCCACCACATTTGATTCATGCAGGAGAAAATTCTTGGTTGGCCAAAAAATACGGTGTGTTAGATATCAATACTTGGAAAAAAGATCTTAAGCAAGGGTTTCAAGAATGCATGCGAGTATTAGAAGATTGTGGAGTTCTTATTTTTAAATGGAATGATGAGCAAATTAAATTTGGCGAAATTTTAAAAGTTATTGATTATAAGCCTTTGTTTGGCGACAAGAGAGGTAAAACACGATGGACAGTGTTTATGAAGGAGAATGAAATATGATTAAATTACAAGACGGATACGGAATTGTATCTGATGGAAAGAGCTACACTCTAGTTCAAGACGAAATTCAAAATAGCAAAAATAGAGTTGTGACGAAAATCAAGAAACAAATTTCCGTTCACTCAACTTTATCAAGTGCGTTACAAGGTTATTCAAATTGTGTAATGGCAGTTTTAGTAGCCAACGTAGATTTAGATTTGAAAGAAGTTAAACAAGCTATAAACGAGCTTAAAGAAGAGATAAAGGCATATGACTGCTAAAGAGATGTTTGAAAAGCTAGGTTATGAGTTTATTGATTGTAAAGAATCGATTCGATATGTAATAGATGGTGGAATACTCGGAGACTATATTGTAATCGAATTTTATTTAAGCGACCATGCATTTTACGCTCAGCTTGAATATGAAGCTAAAAACATCACTGTAGATGAATTTAAAGCAATTCAACAACAATTAAAGGAACTGGGGTGGATTTAATGACTGCTGAAGAAATGTTTATAAAATTAGGATTCACAAAAAAAATAACACCAAACACTTTTATAATGTATGGATGCGTAAATATTACTACACCACGATTTATTGCGTTTGATAAAGTATCTAGACGTATTGCAGTTATAGATGTACTAGAAGATAAATTAATAACAAAAAGAGGTGAATTAATGGCGATTATCCAACAATGCATAGAACTCGGATGGTTAGAAGAAGAAACTTGTACCAACGTATCAGAATATGATTCAACGGAAGAATTTAGATATTCTAATTGTGGATTCACTTTAGTGGAGCATAAAGAATATGCAATTGGTGAAGATGATGGAGAAGAATATTATTTCGCATACAAACCAAAGTATTGTCCAAACTGCGGTAGAAAGATTATAGATTGAAAAGGAGATTAACTAATGAGTGGTGGAAGTTACAGCTATGTGTATTGCAAAGTTGAAGAAGAATGTGTTAACAGAATGTTCGATTCTCAATTAAATGAAATGATGAAAGATTTGTGCAAAGTGCTACATGATTTAGAGTGGTGGAGGTCAAGCAATTTTGATGAAGATTCGTATCGAAAGACAGTTACTGAATTCAAAAAGAAGTGGTTCAAACAAACAAAGATTGATGTACAAAGACAAATTGAATCAGAGTTTGAACTAACAAAGAATAAATTGTTGAAAGAGTTTAAATATTTAAATGATGATGAATAAAATTAAAAAATCAATTATTAAGAACCTGGATCTTATTATTCCTTGTACAGTATTTTATGTTGTATATGCAGTTATTGTATATGCAACATTATACGTATTGAACGCACCATCAGGTAATCCGTTGGAGAGTGGTTTCTAATATGTGGTTTACAATAGGATTGATGTTAGGTGCTATATGCGGATTGATTGTATGTAGTTGTGCAATGGTATCACAGATTACAAGTTTAGAAAATATGATTGCAGCACAAAAAATGGAAATTATGGATTTAAAAAATAAGGTGAATAAAGAATATTTGTATGATGGATTTGAGGGAACAAAATGAAATTAATACCAAGAGAAGAATTAGCTTTTATTGTAGATCACTTATGCGATGAAGATGTTTTCTATTATACTATGAAACGGATTTTTGACATATATGGAGATGATTGGTTTGTTGAAGGATGTACATGGCTGAAAGTAGGAGAAAATGAAGAAAGAAAAAAAGAATTAGAAAGGTTAGGATATACAAAAGAGTTATTATATATATCACTTTCCACCG